TGCTTTTCTACCATCTCTAACATATCATTATATTTTGCAACTTCTTCCATTTCAAGTTCCATAGCTTCGATAATATCTGAGTGTTCACCAATACCTGCTGGATTATGAAGATATACTTCCACATTAGCTAAATGTTTATCAATGTGTCCTTGGGCATGGCTTTTAAAAGCTTTTATTAATAATTCTCTCATTTTATAAATCTCCTACATTTCTCCTACATTATGTATGTGGTTGGTTATTTCAAATTAAGCTTGTACGTCTACAGACTTAGACATTGCACCTTCAACTGGTTGAGGTCCACGCTGTACTTTGCCTGCTGCATCGTATGTTCCATTATGACCCTCATAAGATTTTCTCATTGCTTTATGAGGTTCAGCGGTTGTTTGTTCAACCCATCGCCTTTGCTTCACCACTTGTTCCATTTGAAAATCTTTTGCCATTTGAGTTTTATGGATCAATTCAAGAGGTTGTTGAGCCATCATATGGTGATAATTTGATTTAATATCCATTATGTTAAAAGGCCTTTAATTTGTCCAATCAAGCTTCTTTTACTTTGCCGCCGGTCCAGTTCAATACCATGTTCTCTGCCCATCATTTCTAACTCTCTTTTTGACATAGAATCTAGCTGTGCTACAACAGTACCACCAAGCTTAGGTGTTTCTACCAACATTTCAGGCTCAGGTTCTGATATAGATTGCCAAACACTATCTGGATGATCGACAGGCATCGTTTCTACCAACATTTCAGGTTCTTCTAATGGCGCTGGTTGTACTGGCATAGTTTCGCTCAACATTACTGGCGCATTTGGGTTATCAACTTCTGGATGTGCATTAAACCATTCTGCAATTTGCTCAGGTGAAAACTTTCTACCTTGCATCTTTTCTCTGCCTTTGAACCAACCTCTAGCAGTTGGAACAGCACCTTTTGCCCATCTAGGGCGCTCTATCATATCAGCCATTTATTAATCCTTTTCAGCTTAAATAACTATTTATACTGGTCGGAGTACGAGGATTTGAACCTCGGATTTCTTGCTCCCAAAGCAAGCGACTTACCAGACTAGCCTATACTCCGTTATCTTTATGCCCACAGTGAGGACAAAATAGTCGTTTGGGCTTCCAATCCAATTCCATCGTAGCGATAGACCACCAACCTTTACACTCTTTACAAGTGAAATGAAATATTATTTCTCGCTGGTACAATTTTCAAAAACTTCTGTTATAGTTTCTCCACGCATTTCTTTCGGAATGACAAAACTTCCATGTCTGTCACCACCTTTACCATATATTTTTATAGTTTCTTGAAATTTATGAAAGTAAAATGATCCTTGTGTAGGGAACATTATCTGTTCATCACCTATCCATAATGAACCTGCAATTATTAAACATGTTAGCATTGCTATCTCCTTATCGTATTTGGCGCGAATTTAAAATCCCATCACCATTCTTGTTTCTTCAGGAACCATTTCTATAGAGAATGGTGGATCAAATACTAGTTCTCTTTTTACTTTTTTAATTCCTTCAACACTTCCAGCAGCGACCTCTATACTTTGGCATATTTCGTCAGCAAATGGGCAAAACATAGATGTTAGTGTGTGTTTAATATCTACATCTCCATCTTCACTCACTTCTAATTCGTATATTAGACCTAGGTCGTATATGCTAGTTGTTGGCATCTCAGGATCATACACTTGCCTGAGTGCTTCAATAACTTTTTCTTTTAACATTCGTATAATCCTTAAATTTGGGATGCCCTATCCCTTTTTATGTACGTTTAAACATGTTGGAACCTTCAACCGCGCATTTCTGTCGGAGTCCCTAGAGGATTTAATTTAAACTATCTGCCGACACCCAGCGTTCAAGTCGATTGGTTCTATATACATTATATGACAGAAACCACAGTTTCATATAACGACTCTAGAACGCTAGAGTATGGACCTTCCTGGAGGAATCGAACCTCTTGCCATCCATCCTCCTCTTATGGTCCCGCTTAGAAGACGGGTGGAGGGACAGGAAGGTTAATATTCTAGCGTTTGTTTTTCTCAGTATCTCCTTTCTTTATAGACTATTTTCTGATACGCCCTTACGAACATGGGGTTCAGTTGGCCTTCCCTCTCCCACAGACGCACCAGAAAATAGTCTAAACTTCTTACTACTCTTTATAGACTGCTTTTTGATACGCCCTTACGAACATGGGGTTCAGTTGGCCTTCCCTCTCCCACAGACGCACCAAAAAACAGTCTAGACTTCTTACTACTACGCCCTCTGCATACCTCAACAATTCTATATAACTCTGACCCTTTGCTGATCAGTATCTAATTGTTTCATCGATAGTGGAGTGTAGTTGGCCTTCCCTCATCCACAGACGCAGTAGTAAAAAGTCTAAAATCACGTTAGAATCTCCCACCTCTAACTCCATCGAAACTAACGTGATTCTTTCTATACTAGTAACATAACATATTTTAAACTCTTTGTCAACCCCTTATTTAAATTAATTCATACGCTCTTTTCATTAATAGTGAAGCGGCATCATCTGTTGCAAATCCTTCTTCCGAAGCGAAATCCATAGAAGATGATTGAAAAATTGTAGAAGCAATACCTTTAGTTTGAAGAACATACGCAATCGACTCAGCAGTTTTTCCATATCCGACAAGCGTTGAGGTCTGGTCAGATGAACTGGTTGAGAACATCTGAATTCCACCGTTATGGGCTGAGATATATGAAACTTGATTTTGCATTTTTAGTCCTTTCAGTGACTAGTGATTCTTTCTATACTAACTTTATAACATATTCTGTGGTACTTGTCAACCTTTTATTTAAGTAGTAGAGAAAGAAGTTTCGGTAACAATTATGCGCCGACCTAGATTTTTCATTATTGCGTTTTCGGTGTAAACTTTTACCGCGCCATCGTTATACATGACAGTGATCAGTGTTTCGCCATCAGCATCATCGTGGATTGATGAAATCTCACCAACACCAACACGACCCGAAGCGTAAGGCCGTACAACACCCATACCAATATCAAACATTTTTGAACCCTTTCAAGTGATTCTGTTTCTATAACTAAACTAGCATATCTTGAGGTGTTTGTCAACCATTATTTTAAACAGCAAAGCCTTCACCTCAACACTTACTTGATTTTTAGTGATTTGTAGTGTTACTAATAACTAATACCATGATATTACTAATACCTATTTTAGGTCGATTACTAATACCATGGTATTAGTAACACTAAAAATCAAGTAAGTGTTGAGATGTTTGTCAACCATTATTTTAAACAGCAAAACTTTCTCCGCAACCACATTGTGCGGTCGCTTTTGGATTCTTAACTATCAGATAATTACCTCCCAATTCTTTAACATAATCGACAGTACATCCGAATAAAAACATTTCAGCCATTGCATCAACGACCAACGTGCTATCAATCAGCGTTCCTTTTTCAGCATCATTTACATAGGTCCAGTCATATTTAAATCCACTACAGCCACCACCTTTTACCTCAAGGAGAACGTAATTTTTCTCAGCTAAAACTAACTGCTGAGTCATATATTCTTTGGCGCCAGATGTAAGTGATAACATCATGATTTTAAATCACCACTTTTTATGATGGCGTCTAACAGTTTATCGAAATCAATTTGATTGTATCTGTTTTGACGGGCACTTATATTAATGTCCACAACATTACTACTATCTTTTCTTGACATTTCTTGTAACTCCATAACTGATAAGAATTGCGTCTTTGTTGTTGATTTTACAGGTGCGACTCTATTTGTTGCAATAGCCATCGCAGTTTTTCCATATGAATTAATCCGCATTTACAAACTCCAAAAGTTTTTCATTACTACTCTCTAGAACGACTAAATGACCGAAATGTTTATCAAAAACCTTAACTAATTTAAAATAATCTGCATCACCACACATTTCGCTCATAATCATTGTCACCCCTTTATCTTCAAAATGGGCAAGTTCTTTTGCCACTTTCATTAGATGAAACGCATTACCCTTTGGACCATCAAGATTGATAATCATTTCGGAAGCTGGAGTTATCTTACGAATCATAGGCGTGTGCCATAAGCATAAATTTTCTTAGCGTCTTTCCAAGCATCTTGCATACCAAGGACATATCCTATTACAAGGCCAGAAATTGTCATGGTGCCAGAGATAACCGTAACTGCAATTTGATGATCCATTATTACATACTTTCTTCTGTTTGAACTATTTGAAAGTTGTCTTGGCCTTTTTGTATCCAGCCTCGATATTCAGCATATCTATCCATTTCTAATGTTTCAATCTCATAATCGCCAGTGCCAGACGTTGATTGGGAATCTACCCTCAAAGTAAGGCGATCGGCGAAACGGGAATCTACTATATGGTGGACGTTGATGTCGTATTCTTTAGCCCACCAATCTACAAACTCTTGTACAATTGTAGATTCTTGTTCACCCATTTGTGGAATAGCTTGAATCCTACTGATTTCATTATCAATTGCAACTTTATCTTGATCTATCATCACTAACTCTTTCTGTGTTTTTATATTATTTGATCTTCTTTTCTATTACCTCTTTAGCTTCTTTTACAACTCCCACCACTCCCATCTCATGAATTAATTGTACAGCAAAATCCACTTGTTCTTGGTCAAGTGGACCTAGTTTGCCAGCATAGGCATCTCCGATGAGATTATCTTCTATTCTTCTAGAGTCTACACTAGGTAAATGATAACCGTTTAAAATTGAATGTACCGCAATTTCATCTGCGGACATATATTCTGGACCTTCATCAATTTGTATTTCTAATCTCATTGGCAAATCTCCTCGTTAATAGTAGTTTTCATCATTTCAATCTTAGCAAAGGAATTGTCACTATGCAAGTTTTTAAAATAATTATCAGCTTGGGTGAAACCATAACCAGATCCCCACTCGGCAAGTTCAAAGTTGCCGTTAAGCCAATTATACGCTTTTATAGTCCACTCAACATTATCAGCATCTCTCATAGCACAACTCCTTTTGCTAT